ATCCAGCTCCGCGTCGTCGGCTTCGCTATCCAGCTCCGCTTCTTCGGCGTCGCTATCCAGCTCCGCTTCGTCGGCTTCGCTATCCAGCTCCGCTTCGTCGGCTTCGCTATCCAGCTCCGCTTCGTCGGCTTCGCTATCCAGCTCTTCTGCTTCGTCTTCGTCGTCTTCGTCAGTATCAGCTTCTGCCTCATCTATTGAAGCGATAATCTCATCCATTTTTTGAATCGTAACATCAATTACAGTATACACATTTGTGAGTTTTTCATAACTGTTTCGCATTTTTTTAAGTAGCAGCCCAATCCGTTTTTTATCTTTTACAAGTTCAGACATCAAGTTATTTTTACGTTGTGGATTCGTATGGTTTTCACGAATGAGATTATTGATGTGACTGTATATTTCCTCTAAATAGAATATTTGTGAACGGTGCTCTTCCACCATATTATCAAATAATTGTTTTGCTTTCAAATATACGGATAGTAAATGTTTATTGTATTTCATATTATGACGGAGTTCAAGCATCTTTTTTATGAGGTGGGTTTTGGATTCTTTTTCGTCTTTACGAAAATCATGTATTGCGGTGTCTCGGTAGGCTAAAAAATCAGAATCACCGTATGCTTCGTCTTTGTTATCTTTATTATCGTGTTCATCATCAGGATTCATATTACGAATGTATTATTATACCGTTATTATAATATTAGAATAATAATATTAGAATAATAATATTAGAATAATAATATGACTCCGAACCCCTATTTTTCTAATTTGTTCCACCAACTACATGGTTTATGCCAAAATTCGGTATAATAGATATCTCCTGCGCATAAAAAAGCGGCAACATAACTATATGAACTCGCAGATGTAACGAGTATATCCGCAACAGTCATACCGATGAATGTATCTTCTGTATTATCATCCAAATGCATCATCACGTCTTTCCCGATGGTCGGGTCTTCATATATATTTATAAAATTATCAAGATTTCCCTGTGAATAAATGTGAAACTGAATCCGGTTATTCGCGTCATATTTTAAATAGTTACCGCGTATATGTAAAAGAGATTTTATATAATATTCATTTGTATACTCTTCACCTCCGTTAGGGCGAGTATCGTCACAATTCGGACGTCTTATATGTATTGCTAGATGATGTGTATATTTTGTAGATGTTTCATTTGCCGTTATACGAAACAAACGTAATCTCTCGGCATCTTTATTTTTATTGCGCCAGTAATGTTCCTTGATTCTGTTCATGCTTCTACTTTTCATACAGACATCCATATTTTTTTCGACATAATTGAAAACATCGTAAAAATCTGGAGTAGTTATCATATCTTTATTTGCGATGTCCTCGTAATGGATATAATTGGATTTCATATTCATCATTTCTTCCATCTTATGAATAAATTCCGGATTCGCCGTGTAATTGTGCGCGATTTTCCTAGGAGTTCGATACACAAATACCGCGTCTTCATACTCTTCTGCGTATATACATGTCCAAATAAATCGTTGATACTGCGCACCAAATCCGTCTTCAAAAGGAATCGAAGAAATATATCGTTTTGGTTTATTTTTATCTTCTTGGACCGGGAGCGGCGGCAGCGACGGCAGAGGCGGCACAGACGTGGCAACAAATTGACTTACTTGGTTCAGTTCATATGCGTTGGGTCGTGACTTGTCATTTCTTTCCGATGTAAGACGGCCAATATGACGATTTGTGATTTGGTTATAAAATCCGGATAAAAACCCGAGGCGCGTCCATGTATTGGCGTAATCCATCTCGAAAAATTGGTTAGGAGTATCGTAGTCACCAACCGTAAGGATTGCGTCTACATCAACGATCGACGGCCGAAAACTGTAATGCGGCCAATAATGACAATTTCGGTAGGTTATATTATCATCATTTCCGATATGCTTATGTTGGTGAAGCGCAAGTTCGTGTTTCATTCGCCGTAAGATACGATGTCCTTGAATTTTATAATCATCGATCGTCTCACCATAATTACGATTGTATAATATTTGCCGGACATTATAACCAGAATTTCGCGCATCGGTCATCATCTGGGTGGCTTTCTCGATATAACTACCGGGTGTATGAAATAAAAAGTCATCTTCCATATGTATCCAATATTCGACATTCGGTCGTAGTTCGTTCAGTTTCTTCCAAATGGTTTTCATGCTACTACGATGCCCCTTTTCGGATGGGGATTTCATAACATAATCGATCCATGGATATTTTTCTCGCATGATTGCGCGGTCTGTTTCACTCGAATTATCGTCGACGCAATACCAATAATCTATCATATGAACATCGTGCCACATATTCAATATCGAATGTATGGTTTGTTGAAATAAGTCGAGACGTTTACATGTTGTAAATGTAATTATGATACGCGGAGAGATACGGTTACATTTTACGATTGCGGTTCTTGTTTCGGGTGTCATCTGTATTGTTGGCATATTTCGGCCAAGGTAAGGCAATTTATCAAGCGACCGTAATACATGATATTCTTTACATCTGCCACTGTCTACATCTTTTATAGTCATGAGTTCATATGGAGCCACTATCGAATCTTTCACTTTCGTGAAGAGACGTTTCCATGTTTCGAGATCATCGTCGCTGTAATTGTCGTTCTTTGATGCGATCACCGCAAGAAATTCATCAACTACAAAAAATAACCGTAATAGTTCAGGATAAGAATCGCCTTCGAAAAAATTGCGATAAAAAACTAGATTCGTATAGGTCGACGTCATGTAATGATATGGCATAATATTATGTCGCAGTATCGTTTTACAGCATTCATATCCGCTTCGTTTATCTGAAATATAAAATGCGGATATCGAATTATTATACTCGATCATATCATTATATTTGTCGGTGGAAAGGAATAGTTTATTTTGTGGATATTTATTATAATTTTTATACTTATGATAGAGCGCATTTACCATCACATGATTTCCGTCTGCGCGAAGATTTTCCATTAACATCGCAATACCTTCAATCCGCTCTTCATCATATTCCATCGTAGCACAATAATATTTCATCGACCGATATTTATCGCCTTTCTTATCATAAAGGGTTCCAAGGCATAATGCGCTGTAATATTTCTCTTGACTCCAGTTGTTTTGCGAGAGAACACGCAGATACCACTCGATTGCTTTGTCGATATAAGCAGGTCCGACGTCCATCCAACTTTGTGCGCAGTAGAACGCGTATCTCTCGGCAAGCGCACGATCGCCGCCGCCACCGCCGCCGCCACTTCCGTCATTCTTGGTGGCAGCAGCAGCAAGCTCTTCTCGATATGCGCGTTCTAATACATTCGCATCCTTTAAATATTTATTCGGGTCCTGACTACGACTTCCTATACGCCCAGACTCTATATAATAATTCCCTTGGATCGCAAATGAGCTCTCTTCTTTATCAACGCATGTGATGTATTCATGAAGCACGCCTATGTAACGCCATCGTTTTCGATTATTTACGATCAACGTTCGCATGTAGACGAACGACTCACCTAGTTTGAGTTGATACGCGTCATGTGATAGAACTCGCGGCAATTTGAAATCACCGTGTATTGTATCGTCCGCGTCGAAAATAAACAGATAATCGGTTTTATTAAACGCCATCTGTAGTGCTAGTGTGCGATTGAATCCGAAATCACGCCATTCAACCTGCTCGATATGTCCGGGTATGTTTTTTATCTCGAAAAACTCGCGAATCAGTTCCATCGTATTATCAGTTGAACCTGTGTCTGAAATATAATAGGCATCAAAATCGACATACCTACATAAATTTTCTAACGTTTTTTTGATGATATGTGATTCGTTTTTTACGATCATATTCAAACATATTGTATAAGATTTAGACGGTTTCTTATCATATATTTCTGTGATTTTCATAGGATTGATAAGTAAGACTATATGAAATCTATATTATGTATTTATGTTCATTTTTATTTTACTTTCATATAATAATCATATCATAATCATATAATAATAAGATGTCATTTACGCGTTTTCATGATGACCCGGACCGTATTAAAAAACAACTTCAACAATCGACCGATGTAGGGCGTTATCGATTGAATGTTCCGGGACCAGGCGACAAACCGCTTTATTATGAAGACCCATACGTTCGAGCACAATTTTGGGCAGGCAATATTATGACCAATTCTGTCGATGTTGAAGCGGAGTTATTCGGTCTTTCTCGTCGGTTGAACCGTGATTCGGTTGAGAACTATCACCATGATGAACAAGCTTCGGTTGCTACTCGCACAAACGAAATGATACGTTGCCCTACACGTGGAGGTAGTTCAGTTGAACAGTCACGTGCCACTCACCCCGCGTGGATGTTGCGTGATATCGAACAAGACAACTGGAAAATGCTTCACTTCGACCCTCAGGAAAATGTGTTCATGCCTTTTTTTAACAATCTGAATACACGTATTATCGAAAAAGACCGTTTTGTTTCACAGACAACCGTTCCTGGTATTTCTGATGACACATATTTCGCGGTTCATCCGTCCAACCGGAATCCTGCGGTAGAAGGTATGGCAGGAGGACGACGTGATAATGAACGCGGTTTAGGCGAAGGATTTGGCGGTGAACGCGGTATTCAGGGTGTCGGAGATATCCGTCAGTTTAGCGGAACAAATACGTTGTTTTCATAATCGAGGCAGGCAGATTTATTCTTATTCTATGTATTATTCTAATATATTATATGTATTATTCTAATATATATAATAATATCAGTAACGTAAAACTAACAAAATGGCTGAAATAGCGTTGATATTAGGAAGTCTTGGAGCAGCTTATATCGCATCGAATCGGAAATCTCCCGCAGTAGTTCACGAAGGTTACCGTAATCCCAACGCGAATAACGCCAGATATTTGCCGAACATGAGTATTCCTATTACGAATTATCCGGTGATTCGCCCAAATACTGGAACAAATGTGAATGAATATAAAAATCCAAATACGCACACAGATAGATATTATGCGAATAATGTCGATTATGATAAGATGTCTGCTGGTGTAGCAGGTGGTGTCGGAGGTGTAGGCATACTTCGCGGTATTGCGGAACGCAGTCGCGACAATACGAATGATAAGAAAGACATCATTCCCAAAACGGGACCTTCCGCTACCACCGGCGTCGTTGGGGCAGGTTTAGACACACAGTTCGGAGATAATTATAGTAAGGATGGGTTTATGTCGCTCACCGGGGCTCAAATTGACCCTATGGCATTCACCCATAACAATATGGAGCCGTATTATGGCGCAAAAATACGCGGACTGACAACCGGTGCGAATATGCATGAGAATGTCCTTGATAATAAAGTTGGCGGCGGTTCGCAGTATGTTAGCAAGACTGAACAAGCACCGCTCTTTCGCCCTCAGGAAAATATGCATCACCCAAATGGTATGCCGAACCAGAATGACTTCTATCAGTCACGCGTTCTTCCTAGCATGAAAATCGCGAATGTGAAACCGTGGGAGGAGGTGCGGGTGGGTCCTGGATTGGATCAAGGTTATAGCGCACAAGGAACGCTTGGATTTAATTCAGGAATGGAAGCACGAGAGAAATGGATTGATCGCGGTGTTGACGAATTGCGCGTAAAGACGAACCCAAAGCTTACGTTTTCTCTCGAAGGACACCAAGGACCTGCCGCACATTATATCCAAAATGCGCCGACTACCGCGAATTTAGGGCGCATGGAGAAACATTTGCCTGACACATTTTTTATTAATACACCGGATCGTTGGTTTACTACAACCGGAGCCGAAAAGGGTGAAACACAGCGTGCGATTGAGATGGACCGAGAGAGTAATCGACAGACGACGACGACGGAATACTTTGGCGCGACTGCTCCTGCGGATGGTGGAAGCGCGATGTATGCTCCTAAGAATTTCGAAGATACGCGTCGTCAGACCTATGACGGTAAGCCGATGATTAACCCATATGCTGCTGAGAGAAATACCGCGACGGAGGCGGACTTTGGTCGTATGAGCTATAAATTTACGCATAACAACCGAACAACGGTGCGCCCGAATGAGATGGGCGGTATTCATGGCGCCCTTAAGGCAGTTGTTGCGCCGTTATTGGATGTGCTCAAACCCTCTCGTAAGGAAAATGTGGTTGGAAATGCGCGAATGTATGAGAACGCACGTATGCCGGTTTCTGCTGCGGTGACTGCGACATTCAATCCAGCTGACCGCGCACCTACTACCATCAAAGAAACAACGGTAGGATTGGTTGGGTTTGACCACTTGAATGTGGAGCGCCAGGCCGCTGCCGGTTATCTAATCTCTCAGAATACGCCGGTGGATACCGAACGCGCGACAACGAGCACCGATTATTTAGGAGGCGCAGGAGGAACCGCGACACGTATGGGAAATGGCCTCTACAACGCCGCGTATAACCAACGCAATAACGTAAATAAGACCTATAAGAATGTCACGAATCACGGTTCGATGTCTCTCTTTAATTCTAATACGAATGTTCAGATTGACCGGTTGGATGCCGACCGCGCCAACCACCGCGCGATGGTCATGACGAACGCCCCGTCATCGATCCCCAGCATCGATATTTATGGCAAGATGACGATGCCGCAAAGTTACGATGAAGGGAAGTTGAACGAGAGAATTCAGCCGGATATATTAAACGCATTTAGACAGAACCCATACACACATAGTCTTCAAACGTATTGATTCATGGATTCATAGATTCATGGATTCGTAGATTCATGTGTAAGCGAGAGATAATTTTATAACATTATTATAGTTATAATATTATAATTACTACAACAAATGAACCTCCGTGAAATATTTCAAGACAAAACCACGGTGATATTCGTTCTCATTTTAGTAATAATGGTGAGCATTTGGGTGTCGCGCACGTATCGAAATGGCGGGTTTAGTCGATGGATTGCGCCCTCCGAAGGATATGGCACGGGAGTGATTGAAGGGATGACCGCCGTTACACCACCCGCGTCTCTCATGACATTATCGCATGATGCGAATATCCCTTCATCTGGCAGCGCGACCGAAGGAAAACTCATCCTTAATCGTTGTGAATTTGTTCAGAATACTGTAATGAAATATCGGTTTGTCTTCAAAACAACAACAGGAACCAACTTAAAGGGCGGGCAAAATCCGGCCAAAATCATTAAGATAACGATACCGAGCATATATGCCAGCAATAGTGCGGCAACCGGCATGAGTTTGACCATGAAACTTAATAGTAGTAATGCGCCGGTGATTGAGACGATTACCGCTCCATCAGCCGGCCTTAGCGTCGCAACCGTAGGAACGAATTGTGAAATCACATATACCCCACAGCAAACCGCCGCGGATGTTGGACCCGCAACATATGAACTCGAAATCAACGGTATAAAAACGCCCGCGACAGCACCCGCAGCACCAACAACCAATCAATATCTCAGATTAGAAAATTCCGCCGAACCTGCCGGTTCCCAAACATTAGTTGCCGTAAATTTATATTCTACCGACGCAACGAAGAATGTCAAAATTTTCAGCAATAAAACCTATGACTTGGACACAAATTATCAAGTGTGTCGTAGAATAACAACTACCCCGTTGGCGAAATTAGTTGAGAGAGATGATTCGAATACCGAAACACCAACGGGTAGTCAGACAGTCTTTAAGTTAGATTTTGCTTTGACAAATCCGTTAAGCGTGGGAGATATGATGATGATACAAATTCCGAACTTGACGCGCTTAGATGGCGTAAATTTGGAGATAAAACTCTTACAAGGTTCGAACTCTTTTGCTTATCGAAACTTGGCGTTTACGACTGCGTCACCGTCCTTTGCGTCATTCGTATTGAGTGGAGATAATCCTATTGTCGCAAATACAACTGGGACGTTGTTTGTGTATGGACTTCGAACCCCCGATACAGCGGTTCAGTCCTCTTCTAGCGGAATTAAAATACGAACATTTTTGTCAAGCACGATCACCGCCGCTGGTGCTGTATATAATTTTAGTAGCGCCAACTTTTTAGATGCGGGAGAATACACCTTTCCCGCGATACAACGAAGAGGTTCTACTGCGGTGAGCACCGGCACACCTACCTCTTCCGGAACCGCGAGTGATGGAACCACCTACGTCACATCGGCGGCATCATCCGTCCTGATTTCCGATGTGAAACGCCAGATGAACTGGGCAATCGACGCACAGAAGGAATATGAAAGTGCGTATAAGGCGCTTCGTGCTGCTACAACTACGACCGCAAAAACGGACGCACAGCTCAAATATGACGTCGCAGTCGCCCGCCGTAACCGTCTTATCGCCAGTCATCCCGATTCATGGTATGATGGCGCAAATTGGCGATATGGCGATGATGGTCATGTGCGTAAATGTGCCGAACCATCGACTCTGTCAAGCAACGAAGGCAACTGCCAGAATATTTTTCGCTTAGACGCAAGCGGCAACGTCGTGAAATCCGCCGATGGCAATAATATTCTGCTTATGCGCAAATGCCCGTGGAAGTGTAACAATCCTGGAAGGACTGGTTCTGATGCGTGCCGTATTGACGCGGATTGCTTTAAAGTGACGCGTTGGGCAACATATTTGCCAGATGGAACCCAAATCGAGAAGAATCTACTTACGAGCACACGCACGAGTTACGATGATATTGCGAGAGAAACGAGCGCGTCGACACTTGACGAAGAAGATATTTACCGCCGCGGTATTACGCGCAACTTTCGCGGGTATGGCCGCCCCAATCGCATTCCTCCAGGTCAAGGACAAGGACAAGGTCAAGGACAAAGTCCAGGCCTATTCGGTTCAATACGTGATGCCGCTGGAAATATCATTCGCACAGTCGGTAACTGGATTGACCCGAATGACCCCGCGAGTAACCAACGCACCGACCGTCGTAATGCGTATTACTATGAAGATGGTTCACCCGCCGCCACCGCGTATCTCGGTATGTATAACGGGCAAGGTTACGATGAAGAGTCACCATTTTATACTGCGTCAAAACCAACGAATTATTACTATACTACCAATTATTATTACACGGATGGTGAAGCCAGTTCTGCCAACGACGGAAAGAGCAACATGCCTGGAAAATTGTCGAATGTTCAGCCATACGAACAAGTGATTAACTTTTAACAGCTGAAGTGTGTGTCTGAAACCTATGCGTGAAATGGAGTTAAATAATATATTCTCATTATTACAACCAATCGCTGTAATCATGACAAGTCACATCGAAAATCCGGAATTAGAAGATATCCATAAAACTATTCATCATAAGTTAAACGTCTTTATTGAAAATCGTAAAATCCCGAATATTATATTTTATGGACCTCATGGATCGGGTAAAACATTTATACTAAATCGTTTTATACATTCAATTTATGACGGTGATAAAATCGCAATTAAAAATTACGTAATGAGAGCAAATTGTGCTCATGGTAAGGGCATTCGGTTCATTCGCGAAGAATTGAAGTTTTTTGCGAAGACAAATATCGACATGAAAGAAGGCGCAATTTTTAAATCGGTTATCTTGACGAACGCGGACAAATTAACGATCGACGCACAATCCGCATTACGCCGATGTATTGAGTTGTTCAGTTCTTCCACGCGATTCTTTATTGTGGTTGAAAATAAGGATAGTCTATTGAAACCGATTCTTTCGCGATTTTGCGATATCTACATTCCGCATCCTTGTATCGCGACGACCGCGACGACCACGACAACCGTGAATCTTCACAAATATTTAGCCGATAAGGTATGTAACACAAATAAAATAACGAAACCGAGAGAAATCACACTGTCGGAGATGATAACTATCCATCCTAGTTTTTTACAAAGGTCCGCTGTTAGTGATTCGACGTCAGCAGCAGAGTGTAAACCAATTCCAGAAGAGACATATACATGTAAAGACTACGAAAAAATTCTCGATTTATCTCTTTCACTATACGAACAAGGATATTGCGGTCTTGATATTATCGATTTTATTCATAACCATCCAGATATTCGCGATATTCGTAGATATGAAATGCTGATCATGTTCGATAAAGTTCGTAAAGAGTTTAGAAACGAGAAGTTGTTACTCTTTTATTTTCTTCATTTTATTGTATTTCGTTGTAATATGAGTTTAGAAAATATTTCGTTTATGTAAGGTCAATATCGATTTTAGGCTTACTATCGGCGTGATGGATGATTATTCGGTTACTTCTCTATATGAATCAAAGAATGAATGGGCGTCTCGTCTCGTCAATATTCTGACACCACTTATTCAAGAAGGTATACGTTCTATTTTTGATGAAGCCGTGAAATTGTGTGTTGGAAACAAAGAACAAGACAAGTATTTGATGACGTTCCAGAATCTTCTCTCGAGAGTTCCAAAATGGAACCCGAATATTATCAAGGAAGAGACTTCGCGAATCAAAGAACGCAGCACATGTGGGTATTTAGAAGATTTGATTACATGTGTTCATATTATCCATTTGAAGTGTATGACGGTAATGCGTGTCGGAAATAAACAGAAGAAGGTGGATATCAAGATTCCGCAGTTGTCGGATTTTATTCATAAGATTTATGTGAATACCGCGCGAAAGGTGTATTCCAACGTCTATATTTTCGAGAGAGGAATCCAGCCTCTTCATACACAGCGTAACAATCGTGAGTTTGAGATTATTGTGAAGGAATGTATTTACAATACGATTCGTGACAATATACCTGTGGAAGAACTCATTAAAATGTATTTAGAAGATACGATCGAAGATGTAGTAGAAGTCACCGAAAACGAGGAGGTAATACAACAAGAGCCGATTCTCTCGAAGGAAGATGCCAATCTCTCGGCAAGGCGACGTCAGCACCATGGAAGCACACGTCGAAGACGCCATCGTGATCGGATTGGTGGCGGAGAGGGCGATGGTGGCGACCAAGACGGAGGCGGTGTGGGCGAAAGCGGCGTAATCGATCAGCTTGACTTCGTAGGTGAATTAAATGGAAGTTCTAATTTCTCGAATGATTCGACCTCAACAACAAATGATGGTGGTAGTGGCGGCAGCGGTGGCATTTCGTTCGGAGAGAATGAAGTGCGAACCTTTGAAACGGACGCTTCCGAGAGAAAGAACGAATACATGACACATGACGACGGCGACGGCGATAACGCGGATGATGATGAAGGTGAATCTGGTCGATTAAAGATTGGTGGAGATATTCGGTTGGATACACTCGATATTCATACGTTGAATGACATACAGGAACTCAACGCACCGCCTTTATTAGATGATATTGAGGTATTGGCGTAAATATATTCATTCTATATTATATAGGATAGCATGAATACTACTCTGTTGGGATTTATAACAAATAAAACCCCACAAGAAATAGATGCGATATTTATAGAACAACAGAGTCGATTAAATAGGTATGTTGGTTTAGATTACAGATGCCATGGCCCGCTTTTACAACTATCGGAGTTTCATGATTGTTATACGGTTGTTGGAGAACCAATACGAATACAAAAACGAAAGAAAACACAGTCAGCGGCATCAGCGGCGTCAGCGGCATCAGCGGCGCAAGCGGATGATTATTTGAATATAACGGGGCATTTTGAATTACATTCATCACTTACCGCATTACAAGAGCGTATAGAACCTCCATCTTCATTACATGTAAAATTGGAAGATTATATTGATTTTTTATTACCATTTCGTAGATCTAATAATATAAAAATAGACGATCACAACGCTGGATGGACGATAGATGATGATCAACGAATTAACGTTGGAGAACCTAATGGTGTAGTAATGACGAATGGAAATGTAAGGCTAAAAATAGAAGGAAGAAATACAATAATTCCATTTCATCTTTTATTACGTAATAATCTAGATATATTTGAACGATTTCAGAATAAAGTAAATATTATTAGTGGACATAATCTATTTTATCGTTGATAGATGAAAATACATTATTGTTTATCTATGATTTATTAACAGATACATCGTTTTCATCGAAGAATAGACAACAACGGTTACAAGAGATTATCGATAATTTGAATGAAACACATCAGCGAGTTGTCAATCAAACGGTTAGCCGATTACTATATGAGATTAATCGTGCTGCTGCCGCCACTGCCGCCACTGCCGCCACTGCCGCTCATTATCTACCAGATGGGTTAAGGGTTCTTCATTCTTCATATCCAGAGCCTGAAACTGAGTTCAAAATATCAGTCGCACAACTATCATCAACACCTATATATCATTCTATGAGTTGTAGATATTTTTTAGGCGGATTATCTGTTGTTGGAACATCAGAGGATGATACATTTAAATGTGAAGCCACTCAAACCGTAATAACTAAAACATCGTTGATACCACTTGTTGAATCATTAGCATTCACAATATCATTTCGTGTAGATATGCGTTATAAAGGTGATGACTATTTATTTAGTTTCAAACTTGACCGAGATTTATTAAATCCTAAGATTGACGTAGTAGGAGGCAAATGTGTATTCAAACACTCTGATATTATACAACATATTATGAGTGAATCATTCAAAAGTTGCGTTATTAGCGCATTAGATAAAGAGGCGCCACAAGACCCAGAAAAACGAATAGAAAGTACCATAAAAGGAATAAACGCATTATGGCCTGAAAGAACTATTGATTTAATATTTGATGGTTGTGCGGTAATAGATAGATGTTTTAGACTTCCACCCGTTCCATTTACACCATCTAGATTAGATTTGGTTTTTCATAGTAAAGTTGAAGGAAGCAGCGGTTCGCTCATTCTTCGTCCGAATCCGAGAGATGATTTAACCAAAAGAAGTATGGCTACCCTTTTTACTTCAGAAACTCCGGTCGACCCAGTCGTAAATGTTCATGTTCATTTTTCGGAAATAGATGATGTATTATCGGCTTTTCTATCGAAGCGACCGTTTGGCGATACTTTCGTCAAGTGGATAGATATGGTAAACGAATATGATGAAAGTATTTCTAAAACATTATTACAGTTTGATCAAGGAAATGACTTTTCTAGTGTATTATCAAGTGTTTCGAGAAGTCTCTCGCAACGTCCATCGCTAAGTAGATCATTAAGTTCTTCTAGAGGCACCGAAGCACACGGTGCACCTTCGAAGGTGAGAGATACAAGTGTAGAACCACCACTGACGCGACGATTATCATTAGACAATGTCCGACTCCATGAAAAAGAAGAAGAACAACCTATGAAAGAGAGTATGTTACAACAATTTATTGATGGTCTACCACCTGATGGTAAGACTACACAAATTCCACCAAGTGTTTGTGAAAGCGGTGGTGGTGGCGCAAGTGCTCCGGTTGGGTATTACACACGATTCAAATCTGCTTTTAAAGAATGGATAACTTTTTTATTTTCAAGACCGACGCGTCAGGGCAAAGATGATGGTGCCGATATGGGTGGCGGCCACAGGCTACAAAAGAATACGAATATTACGATACGAAGACGTCATAATAAAAAACAATCTCGGAAAAAATATAGATACCGCATAAAACAAGTAAAAACAAAACAGCGTAATAATCGTAAGCGCACCACTTATAAAAAATAGTCGTATAATACAAAGATGGCCGACGATGATGAAGAAGAAAAAAAATGGTATAACAATATATTTATTATCGATTTACTCATCTTCATTTTCTCTTTTGTATTTTTAGCATTCGCGGGTCTTATATTATATATTTGTTATCCACCGGTGTTAATGGCGTTTCAGACATCGTAGCGGCGTCGCGTATAAAACCCAATAAATAATTGAAATTGTATGTATATACATCTTTTTAGAATTATATACATTTATTCGTATTCGTAAGCACCATCATATATGTTCAATACAACGAAATTAGCAATCATCGGCGCATCTGTCGCTATCGTATATTTTTTATTGAAATTCATAGAAATGCGATTTGTCGACGCGGATAACCAAAAACCGGTAAAGATCCTTATCCGTGATTCGATTGTTGTTTGCGTGTCATCGATTTTAGCAGTTTTTATTTTGAACCAGTTTGAGAATATTAGTAGCGGCGGTGGTGGTGGGGTCGGAGGCGGCGGTAGCGGTGCGCCGGCAGTATTTGTGGATACACCGGGTTTTTAATCCAGATGAAGATCTTTTTCCGACGGTTCTGATATTTGAAGCATTACGCCATTTTCATAATAATGTTTTCCAACTTCATTCAAGTTTGATAACATCAATCGCCACGCCGTTGTATACGAATGTTCAACGTATTTCAAACCCGCAGCGTCGGTCCATTTCGCACAAAATCTGCGAACATATGGTGCCGCCATTGCGTTTTTATACTGCGGCATCGATGGAAAAAGATGATGCTCGATTTGAAAATTTAGATATCCCATAATCCATGTTACAAGCTGTGACTTCGTAGAAATATTTACCGTATGATGAAGAGCATATTCAAACCACAGCAGATGTTTGTCTTCTGGAATTACGTCTGTGAATGAATGAGAGAGAGAGAAATGCCCGAATAAATAGATGAAATTCCAGAAATTCACGACCATTAAAAGGAAATAACACCATAATAGGCTGCCGCCGCCACCGCCACCGCCACCGCCGATTCCGCCACCAGAATAGAAAATGAGGGGCAACGAGAGATGAGAACCTACCATACAGATCGCTTCAAACGCACTTTCGAGATATACTTCTCTTGTTCGTGCCGAATATAATCGTTGAAATACCTTTTTTGGATGAAGATAATATGTCCAGAATAAATGGACGAGAACACCGTTGACGAGAGGCAAAAATGTCCATGCCTGAAAACGCATCCACCATCGATTCATAAACCGCGTTGCTGCTTTCCCGTTCGTATTCTCTTCAAATGCGCGGTCAAAAAAGGCGACAAGTGGTGTTGTATCCAAATCGATATCATGCTTAATTTTCTGTGGTGTAGCGTGATGTTTTTGATGCATCGAATTCCATACCGATGAACTGACCCCACCACCAAACCCCATCGCGAATGTTTGTATCGCGCGGTCTATCCTGCGTGATCCAGTAAAACTAAGATGCCCGCATTCATGTTGAACCCAGCCACAGCGGGTCTTAAATGCGATGAACGAGAGAATTGACGCGTAGATATTATAAGAAGCAAGCCATGTTCCTAGACCAAAATAAAAAGCGATTTCTAATAATCGAAAATAGACATGAATATAATCAGGTTCAAAGCATCCTTGTTCGATGAGTGTGGCGCGCATCTCTCGAAAATCCGCCGTCATTTCATCTTGTTGTTGCGTAAGTTCGGTGATTTCTGGTCCATCGTTATAATGCGGGAGTGAATGGAGCATTTTTTTCGCCTTAGATGAACGATAATGAAACTCGTTGAAAATCTCGGTAGCGTCGGGTGAATTCTTCGCGTAATTGATGATATTTCCACCTGGGTGTTTGAATTCGGTGATATCGTAGGTCACACCGTCGATTTTGATTATATCGCGCGGCATCTTCATATATATATATATTCTTACTATATATATTCAAATACTTATCTAACAGCGTGGATTACATATAAACATAAAATTGAATCGTTATGTTTATATATTCTGATAAAGCATGACTACATATTATCGAAATGTCTACATCTGCTGCCGTCGTTGCCCCTGAATCTGTCGCTGTTGAATTGGAGCGTGCCCCTGTTACTCAAATGGATGAATATTGGCCTCTTACCTTGGATGCGGTTCAAGCATGCGACCTATCTTATATGAATGACAAATGGTCGGAAGACATGATTCGCGATGGAATGCGTGCGATTATTCGCGTCGGTCAATTACCCGAAATCCAAGAGAAAAAAATCAGCGTGTGGAAATATCTTTCGAAATACAGTCCTCCAGCTGATCGTGGTTTCATGTTCAGTTGTGGTGAGGATCGGATTGTTACGCTTGTCAGTGATCATATGGAAGTCGGACATTCTGGAGGTAGCATGGGATGGACGATGCGCCAGATCGAGTTCATCGCGAAGAATGGAGTTCCAGCTCATCGTAATATGTTTATAAATCGGAATAATTAGGCAAATTATCAACATTCATCATAATATGTGTATTCTTACCGTCTTTCAAGAACTTCGCTGCGAGTGCGGCATGTTTCTTGTATTTTTTATACGTGATTTTGTATTCGTCGAAGAGCGGATTATGGATTTCGTTGGAGGGAATATGATTGTGAACCGAACGAGAGATCATCTTATACAGTTTGAAATCCGGATATCTCTCCTCACCGCTCGATTTATACAGGACATTACGTCCTTTATCGTCCATCGTCCATTTCACAACCAGCTTGATAATGGGGTCTGATTTACACAGCTTTTCTACCTTGCGAAGGTCATAAATGAAATAGTCGAAGAGTGCGCATGCGAAACGACACAAATCGAAACTATAATTCGGTTCAACCGTAGGTTTGTTCGGGTTATAATACGGCGGAAAATTGTATTGGGTTGCCGCGTCACCTTTTGGATGATAACTATCACTACATATAAGCTCACCGTTGAATTTATAGATTGCGCGACCGAAATCAATAATCTTGAATATACGACCATACGTTGGAACCTTATAAAATTGGTCTTCATAGAGATAGTAAATGAACTCTTCGGTGGTCTCGATAAACATGATATTATTCGTGTGAAGATCGTTGTGTGTGAATGCGAACATTTTTTGATAAATGACCAGCGTCATGATTACTTGAAACAAGAGCGATGTCCATTCTTCTTTTGTGAGTTCATCCCGCATCATAATATGGTCAAGTGTGCTCACACATCTTTCAAGTAAAATGGCTTGGATTGGAAAGTCCTTTATTTTTACGATGATCTGTTCGTCATCGCTGTAATCTGTATAGGATGTTATATCGTCGCTTTTGTTCGAGTCGTCGCCATCGTCGTCTTCGCTGTCGTCGTCTTCGCTATTATCGTCGCCCTCGTTGTCGTCTTCGCTATTGTCGTCATCGCCGTCGCCGTCGTTGGTCTTTTTTGTATCGTCTTCGTCGTTTTTGTCGTCTTCATCCTCGATCGTAGTATAAGATGAATTTGACTGAGATGTATCGCTCTCGCTGTCGCTGTCGCTGTCGTCATTTCGTTTGCTTTCGCTCACATTATTTTGACTTGTTGACTTCTTTATCTTTGTTTCCATCACGTCTTGATTTTGTTCTTCACTTCTTGAATCAAAACTATCAACATTTATTTCTACGACATCGAGAGATACTGCTTCCGACGACGACGCGGACGCGGACGACGACGACGACGACTGTATAATCGTTGGTTCAAAATCATATACATCGTCTTCTAGAATCGAAATAGGTTTATTCAATACAGGATTCAACTTGTTACGAAGTTTCAACCATTTATGGTCACGCATACTTGATTCATCATCACCAAATTGTGAGTAATCAATCGTAAAACGTTCATTTTCATATGTATTAAAAAAGGAACAGTCAGCCAAATAATCAATATCATCAAATACATTCGTTGAAAACTCGCGTTGTTTACAAAGATAGCTGCCATAATAGTCTAGACCATGAACAATACCATGTGTATGAAGAGTTCGACTTGTCAAATAGGAAAAGAATCCATCGACATAGGATGAATTATTCGTATTCAGCATCTTTTCTTCACAGTTTTCCGGTGTTGAATTGTATCTAGGAAGCGATGTTTTGGTGGTGGTGGTAGGAACCGAACTACCGTCCACGGCCGTCGCCTCCGTCGCCTCCGTCGCCGCCGCCGCCGCCAACGGTTCATACTTCCCAGATAAATACCGTATCGGATCCAAAAGAGGCGAGTATTTTACAAATATAGGAACATTCGTGGTATTTCCAGCGTCATCTCCGATTACAGTTTCTAAATGGTTTAGAGATGTAGTAGAGAGATTATCGTTTCGGGTTGTTTCTCCCATGATTTGTCTAGGATGTTCAATCACATTTTGTAGATAATACTTTTGATTCAACTGAATCCCGTTGTAATTGGTTTCGTTGACACAAAAAAATCTAGAATAGATAGGTATATAATTTTGAATATCATACAATAGCGCCGATTCAATCCTGTCTGGTGTATATTTATGTTTTCGATAGTGTAATTGAAATTTTGGTGTTGTCATTTCTCCTAAAATACAATAATATGATTGTTCGATAGAAGTTTTATATCGGTTTTAAACGGGAACGGGCTTCGTATAAATCATCGCAAAAAAAATATCTATCATTTGTATCACCAAGTTCGCCATGAATTTAGAGCTCGCGAAATTTGATATGAAGGCCATCAGCTTTCGTCCCGATGAAAATAAGGGTCCCGTTATCGTTCTCATCGGGCGTCGTGATACCGGTAAAAGTTTCCTCGTTCAGGACTTGATGTTTCACCACCAAGATATCCCCATCGGCACCGTCATCTCCGGAACGGAGGCCGGCAACGGTTTCTTCGCAGCCCATGTCCCCAAATTATTCATCCATGATGCGTATAATACCGCTATTATTGAGAATATTCTCAAGCGCCAAAAAGCAGTCCTAAAACAGGTGAAAAAGGAAATGGATACGTATAAAAAGTCATCCATCGACCCAAGGACGTTCGTTGTATTGGATGATTGTTTGTATGATAACAAATGGACGAAGGACGTGATGA